TGCCGAGCTTTCCCCGAACGAGTCCTCGACGGAACCCGGTCCCCCGGCCAGCCCGAAGGGGCTGATGCCGCGGTCCTCGAGCGTTTCCGCGAGCATCTCCCCCGGCGAGACGGTCCAGTCCGGCTCGAACGGCTTATACGGCGCGTCGCTCATGTCGGTATCCATGTTCTCTTCCTTGGCATCTGATCATTCCGGCCAGTCGACGAGCTTTCCCGGTACCGTGTCGCGGACGGGCTCGGGACCATGCGCCCAGCGGATCCAGTCCTCGCGCTGGTCCCCCCGCCAGAAGAAGGCGTCCCGGGCGGCGCCGCGCACCACCCCGGCAGGCTCGGGGAAGTCGTCGTAGCGCTGCAGCCAGTTGCTCACGGCGGCCCGGCCGACGCCGCACCATCGCGCGACGGCCGACGGGCCGTAGAAGACGGGCAGCGCCTGGAGCCGCTGGTGCCTCTTCGCGAGCGCCTGCGCCTCGGCCGCATCAGAGCGCAGCCGGTCCAGGATATCTTCCGTGCTCGTACCCATGGCCTGCGCGATCTGCGCCAGTTCTCCGAGCACGCTCCCGTCGCCGGCAAACACCTCGTCCCCCGACCTGTCGTGAACATTGCTGTCAGTGTGTACTCACGCTAGATGGCCGTGAACGGTCATGTCAAGCTGTGGCGGCGCCGCATCGCCGCAGAGCGCTCCGCATCCTGCGATGTCATGTGCCACCACGCCACATCCGGATCGGGACACCTGTAGAAGCGCATCCTCTCCCCGGGGAACCGCGTCCGGGCGGCGAGCTTTGCCACCCGCTTCGACACGAATGCGCGCTTGCCGCACGCCGGGCACGTCGCGATCGGCTGCCGCTCGGCGTGCGGCTCGCGGGCCGGCTTCCGCCTCCCGTGGCGGCTCACCGTGCCATCCTCAGCCTGAGCAGGGGCTCGCGGGACTCCGCTGGCAGCCGCAGGACGCACTTAGCGCACGGCGTGGCGTAAGCAGGCAGCCCGTAGAGCGAGAAGCCGGGATGCGTCCACGCGTCCATCCAGATGCGGTCGTCGCATGCCGCCTGCCCGGTGCCGTCGCGCCGCAGGGCATGGGCGGTCTCCCGGCTGCCGTATTCGGGGAACCAGCGCGGGAACCAGGGGCCGTCAGCCATGTGCGCGGTCTTCCCTGTCCGCCCGCTCTCCCTCGAATGCGTCCCGGATCCTTTCCCATGCTTCCCGGTCCGGCCGCGAGACGGACTGAGGATGACCGTGAGCGATGCGGGCCGCCATCACGGTGACGACTTCCAGGTCATCCAGCACATTCTCGGGTACCCTGCCGGTCCATGTGCCACCGTCTTCCGTCTGCAGCGGGACGATCCGTGCGATGTCGTGCCCGTGCGATGTCAGGATCGCGATCTCGCCCCGGGATGCGTCTGCGGCGAGATCGCCGAGGATCGACCGGGCCTTGTCCATCCCGATCCGGCGCTCGGTCACGACCGGGCCTTCGCGGGCGGGGCGAACCACACGCGGCATCGCCAGCACCACCGCATCCCGCAGGAAGCGCAGCGCTCGAAGTCGTGCCCGTATGTCCCGCACGCAGTATGAATCATAAATGAATCTTAACGATCCTTAATGGTTGCGTCAAGCCGCATCAGAGTCCCGCCGATGGCGAGGCTTCACAGCCGGGCCGGCCGACTCCCGGTGGGCAGGGATCAGGTAGTACCTGTAGCGCGCCTCGTCAAGCACGGGCCCGGCCAGGATGTCCATCGCCCGCGCATGGCGACGGCAGAGACGGTGCTGCGGAATGTGCAGCCAGTGGGCCGTGCGGTCAAGTGCCCGCCACACGGCAAGCCGGCGCCGCCTCATTTGCCGCACGTTCCGCATGGCGTGAAATTGGACGCCTGATGCTCGCAGCTATGGCGGACGGGCTCGCCGGCGTCAAGGTAGACACCCCCCGGCGGGTGGGTCTCGGGCTTCTTTGCCCCCGGCGAGGCCAGCTCGGCGAATTCGCCGACGGACTTCATTACGGAGAGGATGAACTCCCGGTCTTTATCCTCAAGGTCGAGCGGCGCGTTGATATGCAGCTCAACCTTGCCGTCGCCGGAGAGCGGCAGCACGTAGGTCACGGTCACTGATCCGGCTGGCATCAGAACGCCTCCACGAATTCCAGTGCCACGGCAGGGTCGAGCCACCCGTCGAGGGCCTTTTTCGCCGCCAGCCAGACAGCCTCCCGGCTCCCTGCACTGACCCGGAACCCGTCTAGCTGCTCGCTCGTGCCGATCCGCTCGGCACCATCGCGGGTCACGGTGACGGTAACCGTCCGGGGCCCGCGCACCAGCTCGACGGGTTTGGCAGTCGCGAATGACGCGACGGCCTCATCCCAGGCCGGATCTTCGTCCGCTTCGCTCATGCGCCGATCGTACCTTTCACGAGCCCGGAACGGGGGTGAAGGCATGACGGACGACAGTCCGCACCGTGGTCCCCGCGACCGGGCACGGAACCTCGCCGAGGAGAAGTTCCGCCTCCTGGAGGAACTCCGGATCCTGCGCGAGCAGGCTGACCAGATGTCAGGGGGCCTGGCCAATTTCATCGACGACCCGCTGGGCTTCGTGGACACCTTCGTCGACTTCGCGGGAATCAGCGACGGCCTGACGGACTACCAGCGGGAGATTCTGGCCGCCTTGCCCGTTAAGCACCGCGTGTCCGTCAGAGGGCCACATGGTCTAGGAAAGACGAGCCTCTCCTCCTTGTCCGTTCTCTGGTTTGCCCTGACCCGCGAGGCCGCAGGCCGCGACTGGAAGTGCGTCACCACCGCAGGCGGCTGGCGGCAGCTGGAGCACTACCTGTGGCCGGAGATCCGCAAGTGGGCCCGCAGGCTCCGCTGGGAGGCGATGGGCCGCCGGATCCTCGACGAGCGGACCGAGCTGCTCGCCCTGAAGATGCGGCTCCGGCACGGAGAGGCGTTCGCGGCCGCCTCCGACAAGCCCGAGCTGATCGAGGGCGCGCACGCCGACAGCGTCCTGTACATCTTCGACGAGTCCAAGGCGATCATCCCGCAGACGTTCGACGCGGCGGAGGGCGCGTTCTCCGGGGCCGCCGACGACGGCCGCCTCGAGGCGATGGCCCTGGCCATGTCGACGCCCGGCGAGCCGGCCGGGCGGTTCTACCAGATCCACGCGCGCGCTCCCGGCCTGGAGGACTGGTGGGCCCGGCACGTCACCCTGGACGAGGCGATCGCCGCGGGCCGGGTGTCCCGGCAGTGGGCCGACCAGCGCGCCCGGCAGTGGGGCACCGGGTCCGCCGTCTACGTCAACAGGGTGCTCGGCGAGTTCCACTCCTCGGACGAGGACTCGGTCATTCCCCTCGGCTGGATTGAGGCGGCGAACGACCGGTGGCGGGCCTGGGACGAGGCCGGCCGGCCGGATCTCGGAGAGCCGCACGTCATCGGCGTGGACGTCGCCAGGTCCGGGATGGACAAAACGGTTATCGCGATCCGGCATGCGCACGTGATCACCGAGATCAGGGAAACGGCCCGCGAGGACACGATGGCCACGACGGGCCGGGTGATGGGCGTCCTGGCCGCAGACCCGGAGGCGACGGCAATCGTTGACGTGATCGGCCTCGGCGCGGGCGTCGTCGACCGGCTGCGGGAGCAGAAAGCCCGCGTCGAGCCGTTCACCGCCTCGGGGAGAACGAGCCGGCGGGATAGCACAAATGAGCTGGGGTTTTCGAATTTGCGCAGTGCGGCGTGGCAGAATCTGCGCGAGATCCTCGATCCCTCGACGAACCCGGAGATCGCGCTGCCTCCCGATGATGATCTCACCGGCGATCTCACGGCGCCCCACTCGCGGGTCCTCTCTGGCGGGAAGATCCAGGTCGAGAGCAAAGACGACATTCGGTCACGAATCGGCCGGAGTACGGACAAAGGGGACGCCGTGGTCCAGGCCTACTGGATTTCCGGCGTGTCGTGGCTGGACGCGTACGGGCTTATCCGGTGCGAATCGTGCGAGCGCGTATTCGCCAAGGCAGATCGCAAAGCGTGTCCGCATTGCAAAGCGGCGGTAGAAGAAGAGGCGGCGTGACCGCAGGAAAGGTTCAGTAATGAGCTACGCCACTGAAGCCGTCCGCCGCTACCTGGGCCGCACCGGAGCGCCGCGCGACACTGGGCTCGACGCCGCCTATCAGTACGAATGGACAGTCCTGCGGGACATGCTCAGCCGGCTGGAGGTCATCCTCGAGGACGAGGGCGTACCGCGCGAGACGGCCGAGCGGGTGATCCGCTGCGTGCTGTACGGCTCCCCGTCTCCAGGCGCCGCCGAGGAGCGGATGCGGTGCGAGGCCGAAGTGGTCAAGATGCTGAACGAGCGCCCGGCGATCCCGTTCGAGATGTCCGCCGACCTCGCCGCGAAGCTCGGGCTGCCGCCCCGGTGATCGATCCCGAGAAGCCCCCTTTCCCCTGTAAAGAACCCCCGAAAGAGGCGGCGTGAAAATGCGAGATAATGCGACCGGGTTCGTGCTGGTTTTCCTGGCGGTTCTGCTGGCCCTGCTGATAGCCCCGCATATCCAATGGCACTGATGACTGCCGCGGCGATGCAGATGGCCCGCGATGAACTGTGGCTTGAGCAGCCGCCCCTCGCGGTCGGCTGCGAGCATGACCTGCTGTGCCTGCTCGTAATCGAGGCCCGCCAGACGGTGATATGCCGCAAGTGCGGCGGCCTGGCCGCAGACGCCTCCCGGCGGGTGCTCGCCGAGCCGGGGACGTGGGTCAGTGATGAGACGGGCGCGCCGGCGCGCCTGCTGGAGTCGGGCCTGCGGATCGCATTCGAGGAGAACTGCGATGCCTGACCTTGAGGAGCGCGCAGCCGCGCTGAAAGCGGCCGAAACGCGAGCAGCCGAGATGGAACACCGGTACGACCTGGCGACTCTCAGGATACGAGACCTCCAGGTTGCGCTAGACCGTTGCGAGGAGCGCGCGACCGATCCCGTCCAGATGGCCGAGCAGATAGCCGCACAGATGGTCATCCCTGCCGACGTGCCCATGACCGAGGAGCAGGCCGCCGAATTCAAGCGCCTCTTTGATGAGACGATGCGGCAGGGGACTTACACCTACCGCATCGTTGAGCAGCCGCCCCTTCTCACGCCCGAGCAGGTCCGCTACCTCCTCCGCGAGTGCGTCACCGTCGTGAAGCCGGACGAGACGCTCGTGATCCGCGGCCGCGACTGGACGCCCATGCAGGTCTGCGAGGTCCAGGAGTGGATGGACCGCGAGCACGAGAGCGGCCGGATCTCCTTCAGGGTGCTGGCCGTCATAGGCGATGAACTGGCGGTCGTTCAGTCCGGTGCAGCCTGACGAGACCGCCGCGCGGTGTCCCCACTGCCTGGATGAGGGGCACGTCTGCGAGGACCACCCGGACTACCCGTGGGCGGTCAAGGTCGAGGGTCACGACGGGGAGACCTGCCGCGGCGCGGGAATGCCGTGCCCCTACTGCTGTTCGCCGATCCCCGAAGACGGCACATATCCGATCGCGCTGGCCTTCGTGCCGGACTGGAAACGGGAAAGGGCGGCCGGATCCTGCGATGACGCGCCCCGCGACACGTGCGCCCAGATGTGGCGCGACGACGACGGCGAGCTTCAGTTCTGCGCCCTGGAGCGCGGGCACCGGCCGGAATGCGCCACTGCCGCAGGATGGCGCTACAGCGAGACCGTGGAGATGACTTGAGACTGGCCCGGCTCATCCGCTACCGCTATCCGTACACTGCGGCCACTGTGGTGATCGCGCTGGCCTCCGCTGCCGCCATCTGGTTCGCGCCGTGGCGGAAGGCGGGGATCATCGTTATCGCGCTGCTGGCGTGGGGGTTCCTGGCGCGGTTCATCGGCGAGGCCGGCTACCGGTGGAGCAAGCGGCGTGACGAGCGGCGGGGGCCGTGAGCGACCTGGTGGCCTTCGTGAATGCCCGGCTGGACGAGGACGAGGCAGCGGTCCGGGCGGCGAGCGATGCACCAGGCGGTGACGTGTGGCACGAGGACGATCCGGTGCGGCGCGCGGGCCTGATCAGGGACCAGTACGGCGGGGTTGTCGTCTACGACGAGGGCTCGCCAGTCCGCGGGCAGGCGCTGCACATCGCCCGTTACGACCCGGCCCGCGCGCTCCGTGAGGTCGCGGCCATGCGGGAGATCCTCGCCGAGCACTACAGCCTCACCGTCGGCGACAGGAACGAATCGTACGAGCAGTTCAGCATAATTTCTCCTCCGTTTCCCCCGGGGGACCGTGGCTGCGTTACCTGCCACTATGCAAGCTATGGCGGGGTTCACGGATACGGATACTGCCGCACCATGCGCCGTGTCGCCTCTATATGGAGCGATCATCCGGAGTACGATCCGGAATGGGCGCCCCGGTGAGCGTCCCCGGCAAGCCCGACTTCGAGGGCTCCATAATCATCGAATGGCGCCCCGGCATCTCTCCCGGTATTACGCAGGACCTTCTTGTCGGCATTTACGACGCCGTTACCGGAGATCAGATCACGACAGCCCTGCATGCCGATGTCATCGTTCACGCGGGCATCTACCGCCGCATAACAGCGGACCTGACACTGTTCTGCGACGAGGCCGGCAACCCCATTCTCAACGATGCCGTCTGGCCATCCGGCGCATACATAAACCCGGACGGCGAGATGGCCACGGATGTCTACACCTTTCTTGTGACGGAAATGAGAGTGCGCAATGCCTGACGATAGCGAGCGCGAGGAGATCCTGGCCGAGATGGCCGCGCTGGCCAGGAAGCTCGACCCGGATCCGGCCGCGCAGGTGAGCGCGGAGATCGCCAGCCTCCGCGAGGCCGTCGACAGCCTCAGGCAGCATCTCGCGATCCAGGGCCACGGCTGCTGCCACCACTCGTGCTGGCACTACTACTACCCGTATTACCCGAACAACTTCACGGTCACTACCGGCACGACCTATCAGGCCGTAGGCGGCCCGACCACGTACGGCACCGGCGGCGCGATTACGTGATCACCGAGACCATCCGCTTCGAGCGCGTGCCGCTGACCGTCTCCAAGACCGTCAGGTGCACCGGGTGCGGCAAGCGGCTCAGGCGCCAGCGGACTTTCGAGATGACGCTCAACCCGTGGAACAGGAACGCCCGGGGGCAGCCGAGGACGCGGCAGGAGATTCTCGCCGCGCTCGACGCCAAGGCCGCGGAGTGGCAGCAGCAGCAGCCCGAGGTCTGCGGGACGTGCCAGGAGGCTGCGTGACCGGGAGCCGGGCGCCCTTCATGCCCGCAGAGGGAATGATCACCCGCTGGCGGGACTCCCCGTGGGAACGCCTCCTGCCCGGCGACCGGGTCGCGATCACCCATGGCGACTGGTCCAGCGCCGAGATGAGGGTGACCGAGGTAATCGCCCACGTAAACGGCGATGAGACGTACGTGCTGGAAGACGCCGCGATCACCGACGCGCAGATCGCTGAGCGCAGGCAGGCAATGGCGGCCGTCTACCTCGGCGAGATCTATCCCGATACAGGAGGCGCGCCGTGAGCGAGCACGGCCTCATCCCCTACGACCTGGCCACCGGATTCCACTGCGAGGAATGCGGCCGGGCCAAGAGCCTCCGCCTGTGGCCGGGAGTCCTGACGGGCTGCACGGCCTGCGACGAGGTGATCACCCGGCACCGCTGCACCAGGCGCCCCGATCTGGACACCGGCCAGTCCTGGGAGTGCCCCGACTGCGGCACCGCCTGGACGGCGCGCGAGGAAGAGGAGACCTGCGGCGAATGCGGCCAGGGTACCGGGACCATGCGGCGCACGTGGGACTCGGTGCCCGGCGACCGGATCGGCACCGCGCCGAGGCATGTGCCGCAGCCGTTCGCGCCATTCCGCAAGCCGTTGCCCCGATGGGGTGCCCGCCAGTGAGCAAGGCGGTCGGCGGCTATGTCAGGCGCAGTGAGCGCCGGTACACCCCGCCGGTTCCGGATGACAGCATCCCCCGCTGCGGCCACTGCAAGGCGCGCCTGGACATCGTGACGCCCTGGAACCAGCCGCACATATGCAAAGAGGTCACGTTCGGGACACCGTGTACGCTGCACCCGTTCGCGCCGTTCCGCAAAGAGCTGCCCCGATGAGCCCCGCCCGGCGGAACAGGCTCCGCGAGGCCCCTCCGCTTCCCGACGCGGCCGCCGGCGGACGCCGGGTCACGCTGGCGGCGAAGTTCTCCCCCGCCGAGGCGCGCCTGATCGACGTGGCCCGCGGTAACATCAGCCGGTCGGAATGGCTCCGCGACGCCGCCCTGGCGGCTGCGCAGGTGCTTCCCGCCGGGAGCCGGCGCGCAATCCTGTCCCCGGCGAACAGGCCGCCGCAGAAGGCCCGCGAGGCCGCGGCGGCGAAATGCCATCACCCGGTGAACCGGCGCCTCGGGGACTACTGCGCGGCGTGCGGGTCGTCAGTGAAGTTAACGGTCCGGGCCTCTTCCTCTTCCTCGGTGTAAACCCCGTCGGCCATGCGGCGCGTGTCGCACGGCCATCTCTGCCCGCACTCCGTGCAGTAGTCGCCCACCGTTCCCGCCGGCCCGGTCTCGCGGGCGTGCCAGTCCGAGATCCGGGCCAGCCGCTCGCGCAGCGTCATCATCCCCCGCACGGCGAGCAGGGTCCGGGAGTCTATGTCCCGCGTGTCCATGCTGTACCCGCGCGGAACGTCGGCAAGGTCGAGCAGGTGATGGACCACCTTGGCCTCGTGCAGCACCTCAATGATCCCGTAATGGAGACCGCTGGTGTCGATGTCACGAAGGAGCGGGTGCGGCTTGCCGGCGAGCTCCCTGAGCAGTTCCCAGTTCACGTCGGCCGGATCGGGGAACTCGGAGCCCCTCCCGAGGATGCGCTCGCGGATCAGGTTCCGGTAACGCTCCACGTCAAAAGCGGGAGTGCCGCCCCCTGCCTGCTTCCATAGCTCCACGGAATCTGGGGAGTCAGCCACCCGCCGCCCTCGTCTCGCCGTCAAGGGCCTCGATGATGGCGTCGGCCATCGGCCCGGCCGGGATGGACCTGCGGTAGCCAGAGCGCGACAGTGCCCCAATCAGCTGACTGCGGGTGAACGAGTAGACGCGCAGTCCGGCCTCCCGGTCCCTGCCGTAGCCCTCAGCGGCCCCGCGGGACGCGAACCCCGATGCAGATCTCAGGGAACCGTCGGCGTCACGCCACCGGGCACGCCACCCGCGCCCGTGCTTCTCGGCGTAAGCCATGAGCCAACCTTATCGCCGGTGAAGTTACCAGGGCCCGCGGTCCGTAGTCAGCCGCTCCGCCTCCATGGCGATGAAGGCGGGCAGCGCGGCGGCCATCAGGGCTTCCCGCAGGCTCGCGGGCCCGATGTCGTGCCTGCCCATCTCCTGGCGCAGGAGGAGCACGTCGACGACGGCCCTGGCGATCACTGTCTCGGTACCGGTCGGCTGATGCCCGCCCTGCGGGCTTGTGCGGTTCACAGGGCTATCCTGCCCGCCAGGATCAGCAGGCACTTGCACCGGAGGCACTTCAGGAGCACCCCGGCTATCGCCGCTGGCGGCGTCAGGTCCTGGAACGCCCGCGATCCGCAAGCCCCGCATCGGGGGATGCCGCCCGGCGGTTCCGGCCGCGGCGTCCAGTGCGTCTCGTCCATGCCCGCATGATGCCCCGCAGGTCCGACATTTCAGGGGGAACCGGGTACCGGCCGCAGGACCGGACGGTGCCGTGCCCGTTCCCGCATCGTCCGGACCATCGCGTCCCTGATGTACCGGTACTTTCCGGTGAGCAGCGAGAGCAGACGCCGACGCTTGCGGCGCCACCACCACCACAGCACCGCCAGGATCGCGCTGGCAAGCCCGGCGATACTGGCGGTCCAGAGCGGGATGGCAAGGTCGATGACTGCAAGCACGACCCCCGAGAAGCACCACAGGGCGCAAACGCGCCCAGCCGACGGCCGGTTTCCCGTCAAGCGGGAAACCGTCAGCTGCCATAGCACAGCCCAGGCGGGCGGCCACGCGAAGGCGAACAGGATCACCCCCCAGTCGCGCGGCACAGCCGCATCCTAGCTAACCGAAGGGCGGCTTCTGGCGCTACCGGACGGTGTCACGACCATCACCGTGACCGGAACCTTCACCGACGGCTCCGGCAACCCCCTCGGCGGGTCCGTTACGTTCACGCCCTCGACCGAGCTCACCGGCCCCGCGGGTGAGATCATAATCGCTCAGACCGCGATCGTCGCCACCGTATCCAGCGCCACCGGGGAGATGACACCGGCCACCCTGGCGTGCACCGACAACGCGACCCTGTTCCCCCAGGGCTGGACGTGGACTGTCGCCTCCGCCGTCCCGGGCGCCGTGCAGACGGTCACCGTGTACCTGCCGCACACGCTGGGCTCGACGGTCGACCTGTCCGCGCTCGAGCCGGCCGGCGGGATCCCCTCCCCCTCCGGGACCTACGTGATCTCCGTCAACGGCCTGTCCGGGTCGGTCAGCGGGATGCTCGGCCCCGGCACCATGTCCGCGTCCGCGCTGGCCATCGCCAGCGGAGCCGTGATCGCCACGAGCGCCGCCATCTCGGTCAGGGTTGCCCCGCCCGGCATGGTGACCGGCGTCATCCTGGAGGCGGGGACGGCGCCGGGCCAGATGGCGGTCGTCGTCAACGAGTCGGGGAACAGCGTCATCTTCGCCGCGGCAGGCACCTCGAACGTCGCCGACGGCACCTTCGACGTGATCGACGGGGACACCGCCCGCGCGTTCATCTGGGACGGCGGCACGAGCCTGTGGTACCGGCTGGGCTAGCGCCTGCGCCTGCGGACCACGGGCTCCCGCGCCCCGTCCGCGATGATCTGCGCGATGTCGGCGTCACTGAACCGCAGGTGCTTGCCGATGAACGTGCACGGAATCGCGCGGGCCGCAGCCTTGTGACGGAGCCACGACTCGCGGATTTTCAGGATCTCCGCAGCCTCGGCCGGCGTGTGGACCCGGGGCGCCTCACCGGGAGGATCCTGCCTCACCCGGCCGCGCCGTCTTCCCGGCACGCATCGGCAATCCTGGCCCGCGCCCAGCGGCGCGAGGTGCGCCCGAACATCTCCGCGAGCCGGCGCTCGGAGAGCGCGCTGCCCGCCTTCACGCTGAGCCGGTACGCGGCTACCGCCGCCCGATCGTCGGCGGGGCAGGCCGTGCGGTGCCCGTCCCCGGCGATGGCCGGCTCCCGGGCGGGCGGATCGCCATCCGGATCGCCCAGCGAGATGACCACGGTGCATGAGCGCGGGCCGGGCGTGATGAGCACCGACACATCGGTGCCGAACTGCAAGCGGATGGGAACAGTCGGCATGGGCCTAGATGCTAGCGCGAGCGGTCAGGCCGAGCCCGAGCCCGAGCCCGAGCTGACGCCCGAAGAGACTGCCGAGCTGTGGAATCAGTACAAAAGGCGCAAATGTGATCATTGCCTGGGAGCACACGCACGAGCCTGCCCGCGGGTGCGGAAGCTCAAGTTCCATGAAAATGGACGCTTGAAGTCAGTGAGCTTCTGGCGGCGCAGCCAGTGGAGCGACGAGGGAATCTTGTGGCCTGAGGACATCCCGGGAGAGCCGCCCGAGGTTTAGCGATCCGTCTCCACGATGATCTGCTCCAGTTCGCCGACGAGATCCCGCTCGCCCCTGGCCACTCGGCACTCGTCGCAGAGAGTCCGCAGCCAGCCGCCCTTGCGGAGCCTTCCGGGCCGCCCGCACTCCTCGCAGATGTGCCCGGACCTGTTCTCGTAGCGGACTACGATGCCGTCCGCCTCTGACGGGGTGACATACACCCGCAGGATGCCGAACTTCTCCTTTACCTGCTCGGCCTCATAGTCCGGATAGGCCACCTGGAGTTCCGCGTGCAGTTCGTCTAGCAGAGGTCCCCACCCGGGCCCCACGCAGGACTTGCAGTCGCTTACCTTCATACCTCGCGGCGGAGTACCAGGCAGGACGGGCATGCTCCCCATGCTAACGCAGGCCAACGTCGCAATTGCCCACATCCGAGCCGTTCCGCTTCAGCGGGGCGGCAATCTCCGCGCCCCCCTGGAGGCACCTGACTGCACCCTCTCGGCGGGCGATCCTGCGCGCCCTCAAGGCGACGTCATCCAGGCCGGGGGTCGGCGGCGGATTCAGTACCGTCACGCCTCCGTCGCTAGGCCCAGGCCCGTCACCCCTGGTCGCCTCTTACAACGAGTGGACCGCCGGCCGCGCCTATGACGGAGGCTCGGCATCCCTGCCGCGGGACTGGCAGACGTTCCTCTCGGGCATGTTCGGGCCGCTCGCCCCGATCCAGCCTATGCCCGTCGACACTCCCCGGCCGGGCGAAGACCGGCCCGAGCCGAGACGTTTTCAGTACCAGATCTCTCAAAATATGCCCATGGGGATGCCGGGAACGGAGGGCCCCGGCAAGCTGGCCAGCTTCGACACGCTCCGGACCATAGCTGATTACTATTCGGTAGCGCGTGCTTGCATAGAGCTACGCAAGGCCGAGCTCCGCGGCATCCGCTGGGAGATCGCGTCCACCAAGAACGCCGCGAAGGCGATGCGCGGCGATCACGCCGCCATGAAGGATTTCGCTGAGCGGCAGGCGAAGGTCACGAAATTCTTCCGGCGGCCCGACCCACAGTACCGGGACTTCTCGTCCTGGATGGACGCGGCGGCCGAGGAGATTTTCGTCACCGACGCGCTCTGCCTCTTTCCGCACCCCTCACGGGTCAAGCAGAAGGGAGTCCTGGGCAGCAACCTGGCCTCACTGGACTTGATTGACGGAAGTCTCATAAAACCCCTCGTGGACATCCGCGGGTCAACCCCGCAGCCGCCAAACCCAGGTTTCCAGCAATTTTTGTATGGCGTTCCCCGCGTTGACCTGATGACGATGGTCCTCGGCGACGACCTCCCCGACGCCGAGGGGCTGGCGGCAGAATACCGCGCCGACCAGATTATGTATCTCCCGAGCCATCCGCGCACTTGGACAGTTTACGGTTTCACGGCCGTAGAACGCGCCATTATTCCCATTATGACGGGAATTGCAAAGCAAAAGTACTCTTTGAACTATTTTTCGGAGGGGACAATTCCTGGCCTTTTCGTGTCGCCTGGCGACGCGAATATGACGCCTTCTCAGATAAGGGAACTTCAGGACGCACTTAACGCCATCGCGGGCGATCAGGCGTGGAAGCATAAGATTATCGTACTGCCGGGCGGCTCGAAAGTCGACCCCCAGAAACCGGCCGCTCTGGCGGACGCGTTTGACCAGATCGTAATGCTTCAAGTGTGCATGAGCTTCGATGTGATGCCCATGGAACTGGGCATTCTCCCGACCGTTTCGGCCACCACGACGCCCTCCACCGTGACCATGATGAACAAGGCCGTCCAGGCCATTCACCAGCGCAAGTCGACCGTACCCCTGCTGGAATGGCTGAAGTCGGCCATCTTCGACATCATCGTCCAGGACGTCCTGCACCAGGAAGACATGGAGTGGCGCTGGGAGGGCCTGGAGGAGAACGAGGACGAGGAGGCGCTGACCGGCCTGCTCGTCGAGCAGGTGGGCGCCGGGCTGGCCAGCATCGACGAGGCCCGGATGGAGCTCGGCCGGGAGCCGTGGGGCCTGCCGATGACCCAGGACCCCGGCTGGGCCACCCAGTACGGGGGCTTCCAGCCGCTCACCGCCCTGGACCCGACGACGGCGGGCGGCCAGATGCCCGGCCAGGGCCAGAAGCCGTCCCGGCCGACGGAGATGCCGTCCCCGTCGGGCCCAGGAGCCCGCACCGGCGAGATGCCCGGCGAGCTTCCGCCCACGGGGATGACGACGAGACCGCGGAACGCGATGGGCCACGGCCAGCGCGCCGACCACGCCTCCCGGGTCGGCACCGCCCGCGCCCTGCCCGCCGGCCAGACCCCGGCCCATTCCGGCGCGGCCGCCGCGCACGCGAATACGCGGCGGGACGGGAGTACCCGCAAGGCCGCGGAACGCGAGCTGGGCCTGCTCCGCAGCCACCTCCGCAAGGGCGCCGAGCTGGGCGGGTGGGAGCGGCGCGCGCTCAGCGGGACCATCCTGGCGATGATCACCGAGGACATCACCAAGGGCCTGTCGCCCGACGAGGCCTGCGATGTCGCCGCCGGGATGCTCGGCGCAGGCGCCCGGAAAGCCGCCGGGTACAGCCTGAGCTCGCGCTCGGGCATGATTTCCCTCGACCTGCCCGAAGGCACTATCCAGCCCGTCCCCGGCGGAGTCGACGATCACCACATCACGATCGTCTACCTCGGGCCGGACGTGGACGACGAGCAGTGGGCCTATGCCTGCACTCGGGCACGGGAAGCTGCCGCGTCAGCACCGGGCCCGATGTCCGGCATGGTCTCGGGCATCGGCTCGTTCCCCCCGTCGGACAGCAGCGACGGGCTCGTCCCGGCGTGGGCCGGGGTCATGCTGCCTGATGCCAGCCAGCTCCGCGGGACCCTGGAAGACCTGTCGGCCAGCGAGCACGCCACATGGGCACCGCACGTCACCCTGGCGTACATAGAGCCGGGAGAAGACCTCCCCGAGCCCGTCCCGGCGACCATGGTGACGTTCACTCACCTGTCGGTCCATCGCGGCGACGACGTGGAGCGGTTCCCGCTGGGCGTCGGCCCGGTGGCAAAGGACGCGGCCGACCTGTCGGACCCGAACCCCGTCGAGGCCGAGCACGTCGCCAACCAGATGCGCGCCAACTACCCGGAGAAGGCCATCGGCTGGATCGCCGGCGCGACGTGGATCGGGCCCGTCGAGGTGCCCCAGGACCGGGTCAACTTCGCCGGGAAGGATTCCTGGGCGGCGTCGCACGAGCCGGGGGCGGTGAAGCGGTTCGCGTCGGCGATAAAGCACGGATCTGGCCACACCCACCCGGTCGTCATGGTCCAGGAGCCCGGCGAGGGTAAGGCCGACGTGGTCGACGGCCACCACCGCACCCTCGCCTACGCGAAGCTGGGCCGCCCGGTGAAGGCCTATGTGGGGTTCGTCCCGGAAGGCGACCACCGGTGGCGGGAGACGCACTCCTTCCAGGTCCACCAGGGCGCCAGCCGGGCGAACAAGGCGGGTGGTGCTGGCCCAAAAGGACCGGGGCACGCTAGCGGGAGCCGGGGTAACACGGCTGGCCCCGGGCTCCCGCTAGCGGCGGTCCCCGGCCCGGACGCGAGTCGCGGGGCCGGGGGTTCCCATCGGGACGATGGTACAGGCGGGCAGGCGTGGCCGGGGTGGTTTTCCGACAGCCAGCTCGCCGCCGAGTATGCCCGCACGCTCACCGCGTCGCTGGCTGCGGCAGTTAACGCCGGGAACCTCGCGCGGGACTGGCTTGCCCTCAACGCCGCGCACCGCAGGCCGCCCGCGGACGTGGTCCCGGCGCGGCGGGGGAAGGACCGGCAGGCCGTCCGGCCCGCGCCGCTCGCCTGGCCGGCACAGAAAGCGCAGCAGCCGCCGACGCAGCAGCAATCCGCACAGCCCGCGCCACGCCAGTTCCTTGCTGCAGCCGGGGTCGCCGCTGCGCTGACCGCTGCCCTGATCACCGTGCTGTCCGCGCTGTGGGGGGCGGCGTGGGCGATCGGCTGGGCGTCGGCCTCCGCGGTCACCGGGCGGGGCGAGATCGGCGAGGACGTCACGGCCCTGGGCGCGATGCTCAGGGAGGGGAAGGACACGCGGGCCGGGTGGATCCTGCGGACCCTGCTGAAGCGGCTGGAGAAGCTGCTGCTGAAGGCGCTCCGGAACGGGGCGGGCGAGGACGAGCTGGCCCGGCAGATCACGGACCTGCTCGATTCTCTTACCGCGGCCCTGCTGATCACCCAGTCGGAGACCACGTGGGCGATCGGGCAGGCGACACTGGCCGCGTACATCAAAGCGGGCATAACGTACAAGAAATGGGTCACGCGCAACGACGACAGGGTCTGTGGCATTTGCAAAAAGAACCAGGCGGCTGGCCCGATTCCGATAATGGCGAAATTTCCCAACGGGTCCCTTTCTCCGCTAGCCCATCCTGCGTGCAGGTGCATAATCGCCCCCGGTACTCCCCCGGCACTCCCTGCGGCCGGGAAATCGGCACAGACACCTATCGTCAGCACCGTGCACCATCCACTCGGGACCGAAGGGCTATGGCATACCCCGGACAAGCACGTCGGGACTGTCCAGCAGCTTCCCGCCTATTTCCAGAACACCGCGCGGGCCCTCATGCGCGACCAGGGCATGGGCGAGCAGCAAGCCATAGCCACCGCCGTGAATGCCGTACGCGAATGGTCGCGCGGCACTGCCTTTGGCGGGAAGGTCAAGGTAACCGAAGAGGTTCGGCAGGCGGCGCAGCGCGCCATGAACGAATGGGAGGCGCTGCGCGCAAGTCATGACAGATGAGAGGAGGTGAGAGCCGTGGAGAACATCACCGTTACCAGGTATGCGCCCGGGACGACAGGCTGGCAGGGCTACGTGGAGCCAGACGGTAAGTCCTGGATCGTGTTCGTGCACGACGACGGGCATCCCGTCATCTTCCTGAACCGCGATCCGGAAACCGGCGCAGTACTGGCATCCGGCGAGACGGAACCGGTGCCAACGGGCGTCATGCGAACCGGCATGACGCTGTGACCGGCTGGCCGCTGCGGGACGAGCAGCGTGCCAGCGCTTCGCGGACATCACCTCCGAGTCAGGGCCGCACCTCCCCGGAATCGTCCGGCTTGCTACGCATCTCATCGCCCCAGAGGTCCACGTGCAGGTCCGGGAAATGCTCGAGCACGAACTCGTCGGACACGGGGATCTCCGCCACCCGCTTCCCGTTGCGGTAGCCGATGGCCGCGGTCCGCTGACCGACCCAGAACAGGGCGTGACCGAGAGACCACCGCCGCGGGAGGCTGTACTCCCCGGGATCCTTGTCGCGGCCGAAGCCGACGAGGTACAGCCAGTCCGGGATCCGGCAGCAGGTCAGGTGCAGCGTCGCCACGGGGAACACCTCATCGAAAAACCACTCGGCGAGCAGGTGCCGCAGCCGGGTATCCGTGATCCAGATGGCGTGCCCGTCACTGCTGCGGACGACGTGGGCGACAAGAGGCACAGGCGCAAGCTTAGGGCCGTTCTGCCCGGATGGCCGCGCGCCCGGCAAATCAAACCCAAGGAGGAGACCCTGCATGCCCGAAAACGGCAAGAATTCCGTCAACACCCACTGGTACATCGGCATCGCCGGACGGGACGAGGAGCTTCTGGTCTACGCCGCCTACCCGGACTATCATCGCGGCGCGACATCGGCCAGCACGGCCACGATCAGGTGGGCGGACGAGCCGGCGAACGTCTCCCTCTGGACCGCCGACGGCAAGATCGTCTTCCAGGCGCAGGCCGCGGCCGTCGCCTACATGCGCCAGGCTGATGCCACCCGGAAGATCGACCGGAACGCGACCCCGAATCAGGTCCACGACCTGAAGGAAGAACTGGCACTGGAGGCCGACGCACAGTGAAGCTGAGCCAGTTCTACGACCTCTGCGACCGCGAGTGGGGTCAAGAGTCCCGCGGCGACGTTCGGGCACTCAGCCTGACGGACGCCAGCTACGAGGAACTGCGCGGCGATTTCACCGGCTCCGAGTCCAGCCCCATCTCCCCGGCCCAGATCAGGGAGATGCAGGCCGCCCTCAGTGGCCTGGCTGGCGACCCCGCCTGGCGGGGCAAGGTCATGGTCCTGCCGCCTGGCCCGCTTGAGCTGGTGAACCCCGTCACGCGCTCCGTGGTCAAGGTCACGGACGGCGCGGATTCCGATACGGCCGAGGTCTACTCCGTACCGGAATCCAGGATCGTCGCGCTGCCATGACCTGGATCGTCGACATCGACGGTACCCTCGCGCTCGCCGGCGACCGCTCCCCCTACGACTGGTCCCGCGTCGGCGAGGACGCCCCGAACGGGCCGGTCATCACCGTCGCCCGCGCCCTGGCGGCCCGGTCTGGCCTGATCTACATGTCCGGCCGGATGGAGCAGTGCCGCGAGGCGACCACAGGGTGGCTGCACGACTTCGGCTGCGAGCCGGGCCTGCGCATGTGCGGGTTCCCGCTGCTGATGCGCAAGGACGGCGACATGCGGCCCGACCAGATCGCGAAGCGGGAGCTCTACGACCGGGAAGTCCTGGGGATCTACGAAGTCGAGGGCGTGCTTGATGACCGGGCAAAAGTGGTCAGAATGTGGCGCGAGGATCTCGGCCTGACCTGCCTTCAGGTTGCGCCGGGCGATTTCTAGTAGCCTGATCTCGGGAATTCCCGCAGGGGAGACGCTGAGGGGTGGGATGTTCAGCCCCCGCCTCCGGGCGGCAGTGCTGGCCAGCGGCCACGGCTGAGATGTGGCTCCCTGTCTCCCCGTCACGGTGCCGGACATAGGGCCGGCTTTAACGGAGCCCGGCCGCGCCGGTTCGCTGGCACGGCCGGGCTCCGCAAATACCGTTGCGCCACACCCGGCGCAGGCCCTATCATGAGGACATGATGTTCTGGCAGGCCGAGGCAACGCGACACGGGAACCCGTGCTCGCGGTCTTTCGCTGCCATCCTGCGCGAAGACAGCCAGCCCAGGACCGGCGGAGTGGTCGCGATGTAGCCCCGAGGAGGAGCACGAAGCGACCGCCCCAGGGGAAAGCCCCCGGAAGGGGCGGTTTTCATTTACATAGGGACGTAGTTCAGTGGCAGAACAGCAGCCTCCAAAACTGCGTGTCGGGAGTTCGAGTCTCTCCGTCCCTGCGAGCACCACCTGAGGGTGAACGTGCTGGGTACCACTTGATATGTCCATAGCGTGAGCACAATACGGCAGGCCGCCATGCCTGCCGACGTGCCGCCGCGGCATTGCCCGCGTCGGCCGTGGGGCCTTAGCTCAGCTTGGTAGAGCGCTTGCATGGCATGCAAAAGGTCAGGGGTTCGAATCCCCTAGGCTCCACAATGGGGATGACAGGTAAGGTACCGGGCACGCCCCGCAAGCGTCGCCGCACCGGGTTCGATTCCCGGCTTCTCCACTCTGGTATACGGCCCTGGGTAGGCGCAGGCATCACAGCAGGTCCCCAAGACCTGTCGTCCGTTCAATTCGGACTCGCCGGGGTGCCAGTACGCCAGGCGCATCCCTAGCACACGGAGGCGAAGCCGAGCGGCAGAAGTGTGTAGGTGGCCAGGGCGCGAGGTACCCGTGCTCCTGGCACCGTTCGGGACCGAGGAAGACGGTTAATCCGCCTGTTTCGGGAACAGGAGATACCCGGTTCGGCTCCGGGGGTCCCGACGAGGGGAGAGGTCGCGGGTTCGAATCCCGCCCGGGGGCAAAATAAGGGACTCCGGTCCTGGCCCCTGGTAGCTCAGCGGATAGAGTACTCCCCGTTAACGGGCTGTAGCGCAGTTTGGCTCAGCGCGCCTCGCTGGGGGCGAGGAGGCCGCCGGTTCGAATCCGGCCAGCCCGACCGGGAGCGAGGGAGACGGCAACCCGCCTGCTTTGGGAGCAGGGCAAACTCAGTTCGACTCTGAGGTTCCCGACCATGGGTCTCTAGCTGAGACGGATTAGCAGCCGGTTGAAGCCCGGCGTAGGCAGGCTCGATACCTGCGGGACCTACCCATGCGGATGTAGCTCAATGGCAGAGCAGTAGTCTTCCAAACTAAGGACAGGAGTCCGATTCTCCTCATCCGCTCTTTAGGCTTAGACTGGGCACCATGTCCCACACTGAGCGCGGCGTGCGGCTGGTGTGGCGCGTCGCGGACATGCAGGTCCCCGAATATGAAGAACTCGCGGTCAGGGAATGCTCGCGATGCTCCGAGCCGGTGTTCATCGACACCAGCCAGGCCGTACCGGGGCACCTGGCGGACGCGATGCTGGTGTGCGTCCACCTATAACGTCGCCCAGTGGTCCGCGCAGTTCTAATCTTGCGCCGCTAGCTCAATGGCAGAGCAGAAGACTCTTAATCTTTTGGCTGGGGGTTCAAGTCCCTCGTGGCGCACGGGTGGCTAACGCTAATCGGTAAAGCTGGCGCACTCAAAATGCGCCGTTTCCCGGTTCGAGTCCGGGGCCGCCTACGAAAGACAATGATCCCGCTTAGCTCAATGGCAGAGCACCTGGTTCTGGTCCAGGGGGTTTGAGGTTCGAGTCCTTGAGCGGGAGCCATGCCTCTGTAGCTCACCTGGCAGAGCGGTTCCCTCGTAAGGAACAGGCAGGCCGTTCAAGTCGGCCCGGAGGCTCCACGCGCCCGTGGCGGAATAGGGATACGCGCATGGTCGAGGTCCATGTGGTCCGCGAGGGCTACGCAGGTTCAAATCCTGTCGGGCGCACTCAATGCCGCCTTAGCTCATCTGGCAGAGCGGCCCTCTTGTAAAGGGCAGGCGATCGGTTCGAGGCCGGTAGGCGGCTCTGATGGGCGGTGGGGTAAAGGCAGCCCGACTGGTTTTGGCCCAGTTAGTTGAGGTTCGAGTCCTTGGCGCCCAGCGAGCGGCGGTTAACCGTCACCAGGGTCAAGCAGGCCCCTGACCGTTGGAGTCGGCAGAAAAGCCTGCCCAGCCCCGGTAGCTCAGCCGGCAGAGTATCGCCATGGTAAGGCGAGGGTCCCCCGTTCGAACCGGGGTCGGGGCTCAGTGCGGACGTGGCGCAGACGGCAGCGCGTCACCCTCCCAAGGTGAAGAGGCGGGTTCGATCCCCGTCGTCCGCTCGCTAGCGATGTTGTTCACCGTGACTCGCTGCGGCACCCGGCTGGCCAGCCGGGTGCCGTCCAGTACCCGGGTAATGCCGGGGCTAACGGTGACCATGCGGTTGTAGCTCAGGGGTTTAGAGCATCACCTTGCCAAGGTGAGGGTCGCGGGTTCGAATCCCGCTAGCCGCTCGGAGAAATGCGGGTCATGGGCCGTAGGTCCTGGTGCTGGGCAGCGCTTTGGCGGTGTCACCCTCCGGAGGGAAGCTGCCCGCATTTCTCATGGCCGCGCTCGCCGGCCCGATTCCGTCCCCGGCAGGCGGACAAGTAGCTCAGCTACGCGAGCATCATGCGCTGGTGGCGTAATGGAAGCCGCGTACGGCCCAGGCCCGTATGTCCTTAGTGGCGTGAGGGTTCGACTCCCTCCCGGCGCACGCAGTGAGGCGGGGAATCACGACCGTACCGGTCTGCGCGTACCGGGCGGCTCGCCTGTCCCCGCCCACCGCTCTGATGGAAGGCGCACCGGACAGGCGCACCGGGCTCGCCCGCTAAGCGATGCGAGGGTAACACCTTGGGCTTCGATTGCTCCGCCTTCCGCCCCTGGAGAGTTCGCCTAGCGGCTATGGCACCTGCCCGGAAAGCAGGAAGGGTAACACCTTCGGGAGTTCGAATCTCCCACTCTCCGCACCAATCCGGTTCAGGACGTAACGAGCGCGGATCGTTCGCCGCTCCCCAAGCCAGGGAAGGGTCGCGGCCAAGACCAAGCGGGCGTCCGCGTGGCTGCGCACGCCCCATCGCCGGCTCGGCTTGTGGCTGGCCGAGCGGCGCTTTAGGTCCGCGATGCGGCCGACCTGGGTAAGTGCGGCAAGCCGTTCTATCGTGTCGAAGTCGGTCGATTCGACGGCGACCGCGACTCCCTGCCGGATCGAATTTGGCGCCGGGCTGATCCAGCCTTCGCCCTCAAGGAGGCCAGCAACCCACGCCCACGCCCACGCCTCGCCGGTCCCCGGTTGAAATTCGACAGGCGGCGACAGGGTGGTTCCGCCAGCGTGCAGGATCGCCTCGATCGCCGACCGTCGTCGATGGAGTAGCAGCGGCGCCAACTCCCCTGCCAGCGTGCAGACGTTTTCCCTGCGGGTCACGGCCCATTCCCAGACCGTCTTATGGTGAGCGGCCCGGCGTCCACGGTTATGAATAAGGCCCAACCCGGTGAGGGACCACGGGCGGCGGATTATGTCCCGGTCGGTCATGACGACGCGCACCTGGCCGCCGGGCCGCCTTCCCCGGCCGAAAGTACCCTCGCCTTCAATGATGCCGGCGAGCCACGCCAGTTCGGACGGTGACATGGCGCGGAGGTCGGGAGGGGTGCCGTAGCGGCAGGGGCCGCACTGGCGCCGGCCGGTCTGTCCCGTCTTCCGGCCGCAGGTATTGCAGACCGAACGGGCGGCACGTCCGTATCTGCAAGGATTGCACAAGCGCTGCGACCAGCTCGTCATGAACGACGCCGAGCAGTCCTCGCATGCCCGGCTTTCCGGTTGTGCTAGCCGTTTGCTCACATCGATATTTTACCGCTACGTGCCGTCATTTTCCTGGAGGGGCTATCCGATTGGCGACGGAGCCGGTTTCGAAAACCGGTGAGGCTTTCCGGCCCTTGCGGGTCCGACTCCCGCCCTCTCCGCAAATCATGGATGGTGAACCGGCCCGGTGGCCGGCCCCGGCTTGAACCCGGGCGGGAGTCGCGAGGCTCTGGGGCTCAACACCTCCGCTATCCGCTGGCCACGACCCAGCTGGTCGAAGGGGCCTGTCTGATACGCAGGTATTGCGCGGTTCGATCCCGCGGTGGCCAACCATGGCGAGATAGCTCAGTTGGTTCAGAGCGCTGCGCTCATAACGCAGAGGCCGCCAGTTCGATGCTGGCTCTCGCTACCACGGGGCGGTGGCCAAGCTGGTAAAGGCGCCTGTCTTATAAGCAGGAAACGCGCAGGTTCAAGCCCTGCCCGCCCCACGGGAAAGAGGCAAACACGATGAGAATTAAACAGGCCCTGCGAATACAGCGCAGGGGCCGTTAGCTCAGCGGTAGAGCGGCGGGCTTTTAACCCGCGTTCGTCCAGGGTTCGAACCCCTGACGGCCCACCTCTGCCATACTGGCCGCATGAGACGCATCCTGGCCAGGTACCGGGACTGGCGCGGCGACCCGCTCAGGTGGCGGGCCGAGGCCGTCTGGCTGCTCGATGAGGCACTCGACCGGATCCCCGGCTACTGGAGCGGCCAGTGGCACCGCTATGGCGGATGGGGGTGCGCGATAGGCCTCCAGCGCTACTGGTCCCGTGATGAACACCTGCTAGCGCCATTAGCTCAGAGGACAGAGCGACAGGTTTCTACCCTGATGGCCGGGGGTTCGAGTCCCTCATGGCGCGCCGGGGCGGCACACCCCGCAGGGCAATCCCCTTGCATGAAGCAGGGACGCCTGCATGTGCCGGGTGCCTGGCGTAGCGCCCCGGAAACGGAAGCGGATCGGGTCCGCGTACGCCGCCAAGCCGCTAAACGAGCGGGTCCCGCCGTACCTCCGGATGCTGGACCGGCGGCAGGAGGTACGGTAGCGCCTCCAGCGGGACCCGCTCGTACCGGGCGCACCACTCGCACTCCCGCCAGCCCCAGGTGCGAGTCCGGGGCCGGCTCCCGGCAGAAGACAGTGTGCCACACGGCCCGTTAGATCAACGGCAGATCGCTGGGTTCTCAGCCCAGAGGCTACGAGTTCAAATCTCGTACGGGCTACGGCCGGGCAAGCCTGTCCCAGTGCGTGAGTACCGCCCGTATGCCTGCGGGCGGGAAGCCGGCCTTCGGCGCACATATCAGGCACTGTGGAGCGGGCCGAGCCCCTAGGCAAGGTATTCGGCTCGCTCCTGAGGCCCCATCGGCCAATGGCTAGGCCACTTGCCTTTCAAGCAGGAGAAGACGGGTCGGAACCGTCTGGGGCTACTGCGGGGTGACTGGAGCTAGGTACCAGCCCGGGCCCATAACCCGGAAAACGCGGGTTCGAATCCCGCCCCCGCCACGAAGGCTTGCCGCGCGCCAGGACCGGTAACAGACGGCAAAGCGCGGCATCTTGATCTCGCGTGGTCTAACCAGGCAGGACGGCTGACTGTTAATCAGTACGGTGAAGGTTCGAATCCTTCCGCGAGAGCAGGCGTGGCCAAGCGCTAAGCGAGAAACCGGCTGGCTTGGCCTAGGCAGGTCAGCGCCCTAACCGGGGGGTGCCTAGCGGAGAAGTAGGGAACGGCCGTCCGAAATCCGCTAAGCTGGCCGTATGGTCCTGTAGAGCAGTCTGGAGTGCTCGCCACCCTGTCAAGGTGGAGGTCGCGGGTTCAAATCCCGTCAGGTCCGCGCTAGTCCGGGAAACGAGGGGGTTCGCCCCTGCGGTTGCCTGCACCGCGAGCACGAAGCAGGACACGCATGAGGGGTTCCCCGGTCAGCCGCCTCATGCTCGGTCGCTTAGCTCAGTTGGCAGAGCGTCAGGACGACAACCTGGAGGCGGATGGTTCGAGACCATCAGCGGCCACCATGCGCCCGTAGCTCAACGGACAGAGCACTAGATTACGGATCTAGGGGTTGGGGGTTCGAGTCCCTCCGAGCGCGCTCGGCAAGATCGGGGGCACCAGCCGTCGTCATCGGCGGCCAGGGCCAGGTCGATCAGGTATCGGATGACTAGTTCTTTGTCCATACCTCATAGGTCCCGGAGGAGGCCGGAGCGTGAAGTTTCGGCCGGGGAAGTTTTTCAAGGCTGGCTAGCTCAACGGTTCAGAGCGCCGCGTCCACACCGCGGATAACGGGGTTCAACTCCCTGGCTGGCTACGGTGGCTGAGCCCGAAGCTGTCGAGGGCCCAGACTGTGAATCTGGTGAAAGCGAGTGCGAGTCTCGTCGGTCACCCCAAGCGTCGGTGGCGCAGTGGCGACCGCGCCTGACTGTAAATCAGGTACCCCACACGGAGGTTCGAGTCCTCCCCGGCGCACGCAAGCTCTCATGGTCTAGGCGGATAGGACACTGCCCTCCGAAGGCAGAGATCGCAGGTTCGAATCCTGCTGGGAGCGCGACGCACGTCTCGCTGGTGCGGGAGGCGGTCCGCAAAACCGCCGGGGCCCGGTTCGACTCCGGGGTGCGTCTCCACCGGCCTGTGGTCCAACCCGGATAGGGCACTGACCTCCTAAGTCAGACGGTGCGCGTTCGAATCGCGCCGGGCCGACTCAGGGTGCTCACGCTATGGGCGTGCTAGGGTACCGCGATGGGGCCCGAGACGGCTGATGAGATCTGCAGGTGCGGCCACCCGTTCAGCCCGCACATCCTGGTGCCGTACGACAATGACCCGCTTGGCGGCGGCCTGATGTTCTGCCAGCTCCTTGATGACTGCGAGTGCGCGTCCACCTGGAACGTCCCGCAGGCCATGCCGGTCCGCAGCGTCATGCCGCCGCCCCATGTCGTAGCTGAATACAGGGACGCGCTCCGGGAACGCCTGCGCGGGTGA